CACCAACAGATATACAATATACATTAGAAAATAATGTTGGAAGTCAGATTGGAGCAGCAACATCTATAATTTCATTAAGTGGAATATCAACATTAACTACAGGCAATTTACTTAAAATTGGTAACGAATTTACCAAAATCCTTGCTGTTGGTATGGGTACTACAACTTCTGGTCCAATTGGAGCAGCAGGAACATATTCTTTAGTTAAGGTTGAAAGAGCAGTTGCAGGAACTATTTCAACAACATATACTGACACTACAGAAGTAGATTTATTTAAAGGATCATATAATATTACTGGTAAAGATATTTGGTTCCTAGAAGCTCCAAGAGGAAATCCTAATGTTCAACAATTATCAAATGCATTACCATTCCCAACATCAAGCTTTAATGGTAGAGCATATTTTAGAAATAATTATGGATCAAATATAATTTATGATGATGTTTCTGATAATTTCAATGGTATTACAACAACATTTACATTAACTGTTGGTGGTGCAAATACTACTGGAATAGGAACTAGTGGTGGAAGTGGTATTTTGTTTATAAATGGAGTTTTCCAAACACCAACTACAGATAATAATCCAGATAATAATTTCCAAATTCTAGAAAATGCTGGAATATCCAGTGTTGTATTTACAGGAATTACATCATCTGATGGATCTTTGGCTATATCAGATTCTGATGTAAATATGAACCAATTACCAAGAGGTGGTGTTCCTATATCAATAGGATCTTCAAATGGATTGGGATATGCACAATTAACCCCAGCGATCGTCAGACCAGTGATAGATTCAAATGGTTCTCTTACATCAATAGTTGGGGTTGGAACGACTGGAACTGCTTTAGGGGTACAAACAGCACAATATAATAAAGTAACTGGAATAGTAACTATAACAACATCTTCAGCACATGGATTTGTCTTTGGTTACAATGATAGTGATTCTGTTAAGTTATCTGGATTAGTATTTGAATGTGATGGTGCATATACAGGAATGACAACTACCATATTCCCAAGTGGTGTTTATGGAGATCAATTCTCAATTGTATCTGTAGCATCTACCAATACATTTAGTGTTAATGTTGGAACTAGTACAGTTACGCATAGTTATGTTGGTCAAGGTACAGTTTATCCTTATTATGGTGATTTAACATTTGGATCTGGTTATAATGATATAGTACCCATAGAGGTTAAAGTTAATGATCGTGGATATGATCATAAGTTTGTATCAGCAAGTACTGGAGCAATTAATAAAGTTAGTGGTGGTCAATTAACACCTATTTCTGCTGATTATGATCCTGTATCAGGAATAATTACATTTACTGCTTCAAATCATGGTATGAATACCACTGATCTTGTAACTTTAGATAATAATTCTCTTGTCTTTACATGTTCTAAAGATAATCATACAACAACACATTCATATCCAAGAAATGGAATAGATCCAGTTGTTGGAGTACAAACAAACATAACAAGAGTTAATGAAGATATATTCTCAATATTTGTTGGATCTTCTGTTGGTACTGGAGCAGTAGTTACTGCAAGTCCTGTTGGAATCAATACTCATGAATTTATTTCTGGAACTTCACAATCAGTTAAAATTGTTAATTGTGCTGCAAATCCAGGATTGAATAATACTTTCATTACACCTGCTAATGGAACTTCATACAATCCAGTAAATGGTAGATTGACAGTCTTTAAGACATCACATAATCTTGCTACCAATGATACTATTTTATTGACTAATAATTCATTATCATTCTCATGTGCACAAGATAGTCACCAAACAGTTCATACATATCCCCGTGGTGGTTTGGAGCATAAGTTTGTTAGTGCTACATCTACTGCTGTTAATGGATCATTACAACCAACAAATGCCATTTATAATGGAGATACTGGTTATATGACATTAACATTTGCAAGTGCTCATGGAATATCTAATGGAGCAACTATAACTATTGCTGATAATTCATTAACACTAACTTGTGCTAAAGATGGTCATGCAACTGAACATACATATCCAAGATCAACTGATCCTATTTCTGGAATAGGAACAGTAGTTTCTAACGCAACTGCTAATTCTGGAAAGGATCTTACCGTTAATGTTGGTAGATCTGGATTATCTGATCCTATTGCTGGAATAACTACTGCTATAACAAAAACAAGTAATAATGAATTCTACATTGAAGTGGGTAAATCATCAAATCATGGTGGTGGAGCACTGAAATTTGATATAGTTGGTGCTGGTGTAAGTTATAAGAATCCTTATATAACAGTTTCAGAACCTTCTTATGATAATCTTTCGGTTAGAGGTATTTCTAGGTTAGGGGAAGGTGCAACAACTGATACTGGTGTTGGTTTATTGGTTAATGCTATTGTTGGTCCATCAAGTACTTTAATTGGATCAGATACTGGATTCTTTGAAATTTCCGAATATGATATTAAGAGATCTGGTTATGCATTTAGGGAAGGTGATATTTTTGAACCAGTTGGATTAGTTACTGATAGAAGATTGGTTGAAATTGTTGATAAAACATCCTTAACTGTTGATAAAACATATTCAGATGATTTCTCTCTATGGCAATTTGGTGAATTTGATTTTATAGATTCTGTTAAGTCATTCCAAGATGGATTTAGAGTTAAATTCCCATTATACTACAATGGAAGTTTAATAAGTTTAGAAGCATCTGAAGGATTAGATGCTGATATTGCTGCAGTGCTATTAATTGTTATTAATGGTATTATTCAGGAACCAAATCAGTCATATACATTTACTGGTGGATCATCATTCGTCTTTACTGCTCCTCCAGATCCTAGTGATAATGTTGCAATATTCTTCTATAAAGGAACTGATAGTGTTGATTGTGTTGTAGTTGATGCAGAAGTTCCACCTATAGAAGTTGGTGATGAGATTCAAATTCTTCAAAATCCTTCCATTAGTACAACTAGATCACAAGAAAAGAGAACAGTTATATCACTAAACACATCTCAAGCATTGGAAACCAATGTTTATCGTGGACCTGGTATTAATGATGCAGATTCAAAACCACTTGCTTTAATGAGACAAAAAACTGATAAAGTTATTAATAGTGAAGTTGTTTCTAAAAAGAGAGTTGATTTAGAACCTAGAGTATATCCAACAACAAAGATTATTCAGGATATTGCAACATCAGGTGGAGAATTCTATGTAACAAGTGCAGAATTATTTGATTATGATGGTGGAACACCTACATTTGGTGGATTAATTGTTTCGGGAGAACCAGATCCTGTTCCAGCAAAGGCAACAACAACAATTGGTAACAATGGAGATGTTACTGCTATTACACTTGTTAATGGTGGTAGTGGATATAAAACAGCACCAACTGTTTCTATATCAGCACCATCAAATCTTGTAGATGATAATAATGTTGCTATAGGTATAACTGCAACTGCTACAGCAACTCTGAATGGAGATGTAGTTGATAGTTCATTTACTATTACAAATGCAGGTACTGGTTATACAGTTGCACCTAACATTCTTATAGAGACACCAGAAGCATCATATGAAATACTTCCAAGTGGTAGTTCATTAGCAATTGAGCATACATCTGGATTTATTACTGGTATAGGTACAACTAGTGCTGGAGCAGTTTCTGGAGGTACTTTAGGCATCAGATTCGTTGCAATTAGTACTAGTGGTTTTGATCCTATATCCGTAGGAAGTCCAATATACATCTATGATTCTAGAGTTGGTGATGGAGTTATTTCTATTGATGGAACAGATACTAATACTGTTGGTGTTGGTACATCATTTGCGGATAACATTTATAAAGTATCTGAATTTACCTCTAGTGGATTGGCTGGAGATCCAGGAAATCCAATGGTAGGTATTATTACATGTAATATAAAATCAGATACAGATGTAATTGGATTAACATCTACAGGAGATGCTAAAAATCCTGTTGCCAAGTATTCTCTAGGTAAATTTACTGGATTTAGTAGATCTGGTTCACCAATTTCTATAGGTGTAACGGGATTGAAAATTGATTCTGGTTTAACAACATTCCCAACCTTACAAAGAAGGGGTGGGGGTGATACATTTGAATCAACGGGAGCAATTAAAACACCCACTTAAAATGTTTGTATAAATATCTAAAAAACTATTAATATGCCAGCGGTAGTAACAGATCAATTTAGAATATCAAATGCAAGTAATTTTGTAGATTCTGTACTGGATTCTAATAATTCTTACTATGTATTTTTGGGTTTACCAAACCCGACAGTTGTTGGATTTGGTAGAACTAGCACTTGGAATAATAATACTACAAATAGTATTCCATCTCCAGTAGATAATTTTGAATATTCTTCACATTATAAGGACACTTCACTTTTCGGTAAGAAAATTAGTAGTGCTAATATTAGAAGAGTTATAAAGAAACATAGTTGGACAGCCAACACAAGATATGACATGTATAGGCATGATTATCAAGTTGGAGTTAATGTTGCACCAAACGGAAATACTGGTACTTTATATAAAACAAATTATTATGTAATGAACTCTGATTATAGAGTTTATGTTTGTTTAGATAATGGTGCATATGGTGCAAAAGGATCTGATACTGCAAAAGGAACAAGATCTTTAGATGAACCAACATTTACTGATTTGGAACCATCTGCTGCAGGTATTCAAGATAATTATATTTGGAAGTATTTGTTTACTGTTTCACCTAGTGATATTATAAAATTTGATTCTACCGAGTATATTGTATTACCAAATAATTGGGGAACTTCTACCGATTCTCAAATTCAAAATGTTAGAGAATCTGGTAATTCTGATATTAATAACAACCAAATAAAGAAAATATATATTGAAAGTGGTGGTGATAATTATGGTAATGAAGCAGCAACTGATTATGTTGTTGATATTTTAGGTGATGGTATTGGAGGAAAAGCATTAATATCAGTAGATAATAATGGTGTTATAACTGATGCAAAAGTAACTAGTGGTGGATCTGGTTACAGTTATGGTGTTGTTGATTTAAGTACCTTTAATACAGGAGCACTTTCTAATAACACTAAAGCAAAATTAATCCCTATAATTCCACCATCTAAAGGTCATGGATATGACATTTATACTGAATTAGGTGCTGATAAAGTATTAGTTTATGCAAGATTTGATGATTCAACTAAAGACTATCCAACAGATACTCATTTTGCTCAAGTTGGTATATTAAAGAATCCAAATGAATTTGGATCTAGTGGAATATCAACAGTTAGTCAGTACTCTTCATTGTACTCATTAAAATTAAATAATACGATTAATGTTGACAATTTAAATGAAGTTATTGGTGTTGGAATAACTCAACTACGATCTGATGGTAATATTGCCAAAGGATATGTTTCTTCTTATGATGAAGATACTAAAGTTTTGAAATATATTCAAGATAGATCTTTATATTTCGGAAACGGAAAAGATCAAACTGATAATGGTAATATCGGACAAAGTTCAAAGGTTCTCTCCTTTGAATCAACTTCCTCACCAATTAATTCTGTTGCTACTAATGCTTCATTTAGTGTTAGTGTTGACATCAATTTTAGTGGTATAACAACTTCTGTGGGGAATAAATTAATCAATTTGGGAGTCAATTTCACTAATGGACTTGCAAATCCTGAGATAAATAAAAAGACAGGAGATGTCATCTACATTGATAACCGTAAAGAGGTTGAAAGAGATTTAAGACAAAAAGAAGACATTAAGATTATTCTGGAATTCTAAAAAAAATGGCACAAAAAACGAATTTAAATGTAAGCCCTTATTATGATGATTTTTCTTCCGAGAAAAATTTTTATAAAGTCTTATATAAACCAGGATTTCCAGTTCAGGCAAGAGAATTAACGTCCTCGCAATCAATATTACAAAACCAGATACAATCTTTTGGTGATAATATATTTAAAGAAGGATCTGTAGTTATTCCTGGTGGTATTTCTTATGATGGGCAATATAAAGCAGTTAAATTAAATGCCGAAAATTATGGTGTAGATATTTCAATTTATATAAAAAGTTTTATAGGAAAGAAAATAATAGGACAGAATTCTGGAGTTAGTGCTTTTGTAAAATTTGTATCTCTTCAAGATAATGTAAATGTTGATGATTTAACAATATATGTTACTTATTTGAGTGGTGATAATGATTCACAACTTAATCCATTTTCTGATGGAGAACCATTGATATGTGATGAAAATGTAACTTATGGAAATACAACTATAAATGCAGGTACACCATTTGCTTCATTACTTTCTTCAGATGCAACTGCAAT